CAAGATCGGTGCATTTGTTGCTTTGAGGCAATGCACCAACTAGCGTTTTGCGTGCTCATACTCCGAAAGACATCGTCGAAAAAGAGAGACTGATCATGGTGTAAATCCTTAGGTAAACACACCATTATGGAGCACGGAATTAAGGACTGGCACTCCGACAGAGGATCTGATGAATCACGTCAATTACCAGTGTTCGGCCATTCCCGGTCAAAGTGTAGAACCATGCATTAAGTATCCACCCAGTGTTACAGCCCAGCTCCCCAAGAAGTTGACCAGACTTGTCAAGTCGTACAAGAAGTGATGGTATCGGCCCAGGCACATGAGCTTGCTCTTGAATTCCCTTCCGTACACGTTGCAAGAGTGAAAGTTGTTGAAGTCCGCCGCCACCAATGCAATCGCTTCTTGCACCTTGTATACGGGGTAGCCTGCGAGCGCGGTAGTCAGCGCGGCGCACCGTGCGGACATGTCCCTGATGTCAATAGGACCGACAACCTCGTGCATGGTGCGCATGATGTGCATGGTGTCCTTGACGCATGCCCTCGCCCGGCCGAGGTCGGGCACCGTGATGCCAGTGCCATCATCGCCGGCATACTTGTCGGTCTTGTCAATCTCATCAATATCGTTCAAGATGGCTTGGAGATGCGCCATGGACTGCTCGTAATCATGAATCGTGCGCATTGTCTTGATGCGCAAGACCAATCTCTCAAGCTTGCTCCGTTGCACGGCCTCTGTCGACTGCATGTTGCTCGGGGGTAGATTAGGTTGGCTGCTCAGTTAGAGTTTCGGGTTTAGGATGGAGTCTTTTCCATGCATGCAACCATGGGCACACCAAAAAATTCCAAATAGGGTCGGACCACGGAGCCCAGATGCCATGCCCCCCCCCCCAACCAACAAGATCAGTAGGGTTGCCAACCTAGCGTATCAGACCGGAAAAAATCACATAAAGACAGCTCATCCTGAGCTCCTTGCCATTACATGCTTTTGCGGACTAATACGCTAGGTTGGCATGCCTAAAGATCAGTCGTCCACGAACAGGCAGGTGCTGCTCGCGACGGTGTCCCCAGAGTCCTCCTCCGTCGCCGACGCTACCTCGGAGTCGCCCTCCAGCGAGTCAACGACGGTGTACCCGTGCTTCTTGTAGAACTGGGCGCGCTTGCGCCCCTGCCGCTCAAACAGCGAAAAGTCGTCCACGATGTCGACGATGAGCGGGACCCGCACGCGCGCGTCGGCCTTTTGGCGCAGGATCCTCCCGCAGCTCTGCTCGATGTCGCTCTTTGGGGAGACCATGAACAGCGTGTCGAGGTCGGGCACGTCCATGCCCTCCGCGGCGTACGCGTACGTGGCGCACATGACCTGCTTCCCCTCGGTCTCTGCCAGGGCGGCCGGCTTCATGCCGCCCCAGTAGAAGCCCGCCGTGACGGAGAGCAGTTCGACGTGCTCCTTGATCCAGGTCAGCTGGCTCTTGCGGTCGGACAGGACCAGGACCTTGCGCCCCGGCTCGAGCTCGAGGACGCGCCTGATCATGTCCACGATCAGGGCGTTCCGGGGCTCGAACCCGCAGATGTTGTTGATCATGCGGGAGACGTTGGGCTTGCTGTTGAACGGCGACCCGATGACCTCCTCGCGGCAGTACTCCGGCCTCGCGTCGAAGAACCTCTCCTGCACGACCCGGACCTCGTCCGACCGCCGCCGCGCCTTAAAGCACACGTCGCCGAGGAAGTGCACGAACGCCTTGGTCATGCCGTCCTTGCGTGTCACCGTGGCGGACAGGCCCAGGGAGTACCGGCAGTTGACCTTGTGCAGGGCGCGCGAGAAGACCTCGGTGCCGACCCGGTGGCACTCATCGATGATGAGGAAGCCGACGTCGGAGAAGATGTCCTCTTCATACTCCTTCATCGACAGCGACTGCAGGCTGGCGAGGACAACATCCTTGTCGTCGACGTCGATGACCTTGGCCTTGACGAGGCCCACGCGCGCGGTCGGCAGGAACGTGCCAATCCTCTCCTTCCACTGGTTCAGCAGAAAGTCCTTGTGCACCACGATGAGAGTCTTGACCCCGAGCATCGCCAGCAGGTACAGCGCCGTGATCGTCTTGCCCCCGCCGCACGGCAGCGAGATGATGCCCCCCATGCGACGCGGGTCCCTGGCCGCGGCGAGGAAGGCGTCGACGGGCCCCTGCTGCTCCTGCCGCAGCTTCCCCGCAAAGGGCAGGCTGATCCGGCGGCCGTCGGGGAGCTTGCTGGACTGGGGCAGGCCGTAGCGTTGGAGGCCGAAGAACTTGGGCAGGTACAGCTTGCTCTGGGACTCCAAGAACAGCGGGAACTCGGTGCTCTTCTGGGCCTGGGGCGCCTGCCCCATGGGGCACACCGGGACCATGGTCAGCTCCTTCCGGAGTGCGTCCGCCTCCCCTCCCGGCAGCGAGCTCTTCAGAACCGCGTACCCGCGCGGCGACAGCGACGTCACCGGGGCCATTGTGTCCTTTGTCCTTTGTCTTCCTGCTTTCGTATGACCCAGACGGAACTACAACTGTTCAACCCGACTTGGTATGACATGACATGCTCGAATCCTTAGGTCAGAGCGGGTTCAGAGCCTCTGACTTTGGCTTAAGGCGTGGCTCAACAACCACTGTTTGTTGCCCGTTCACGTGTTGAACATGGTCATCGAACAGTGTGCGATCTGCCTGGAGCCCATCAACCCCGAGTCCAGCCTCTTGAACACCACAACACCGTGCGGGCATGCATTTCACGCGCAGTGCCTGTTGCAACACATCTACTGGCCGATTGTGACGCCGGCGTCCATGCCGCCCGCACCTGCCCCTCCCACCTTGCCCATCCCGGAGAATGGGCTCGGTGGCCGCACATCCCGTTCCAGGACCATGCAGACGACGCATCCCCGCAACGGACGACCACGATTGTCTCTCAGCAAGACGTGCCCGGTGTGCCGGCGCCCCATCTTGCAGCTAGAGGGCCCGAGCGGGCCTAGAGCGGCCGACGTGCAAATCGACGTCCTATCATGGCCGCCTAGTCAGCACAGGCAGGGCGGCCAGGCCAGCACAGGGGACAACGCCGACGTGAATGACGTGCCGAGCATTTGGTGCGTGCTGGCGGCCAAAGTCTTGATTGCCGTGTCCCTGACGTCCGTCATCATGTACTTTTCGAGCTGAGAACGCGTTTACTCCCTGTCCGTGCGCAGCTGCCGCATGGCGGTCTGGGTGACCATCTGCTGCTGCGTGAGCATGGCAAGAGAGACTCCGGTCTGTTGCAGGTGTTGGTGCAGCAGCGCGAGGATGCGGGACTGGATGCTCAGCGTGCCGCTGACCGCCCAGTCGTCGGGGGTCATTGAGAAGCGGAGCTCCAGAACGGTGCCCAGCGGCGTGATGCGGTGCACGCCGCAGAGGGGGGGAGGTTCCGCCAGCACGTTCGGGTGGCTCGCCAGGAATCGCTCGATCGACGCCACGACGCCAGGCACGTTGGTGTTGCTGTTGGCGATCGTGACCTCGAGGCGCTCAAGGTGCACATGCGACGACGAGTGGTTCACTAGCACACTCCCGTAGAGGTTGCGGTTTGGCACCGCGACGTCAACACCGAGGTTTGCGTGTCGGAGCCGCGTGTACAGCAGCGAGAAGTCGGTGACGGTGCCTGTGATGTCCAGGGCGGGCGCCTCGATGTAGTCGCCGATGCGGTACGTGTTGGACACGAGCAGCAGCATCCCCGACACGACGTCGCCCAGAGCTCCTTGCAGGCCGAGGCCGACCGTGACACCGACCGTGCCGATGCAGCCCATGATGAACGCCGAGCGCAGCCCGGCCCACATCAGCACCCCCGCAGACAGCGTACTCAGCACCACCCAGTACGCGGCCGACCCAATCAGCTGATACGCGACCTTGCGCTTCTGCGTGTCAGCCAAGCCCGTCAACCCAGGCTGACCAGGACGCCCCGCCCTGCGGACGACGACCATTGACGCCCACGTGGCCAGCAGGTGCGCAATGACGATGCCCGACAATGCCACACATGCTTTTATCATGGCCTCGAGCGTTATGGGGGCGTATGTTTCTGGCAGGTGGCGCTGTTTGAACCACATGACCCTTCGACGGGCGCTGGCGTCACGGGTTCTAACTGTACATTAGTAAATTTGACGAGGGGTGAACACGGGGGTCGCCCCCCCCCCGCCATGGCGCCAAGACGTCATGCCCCCCCCCCCCCTGACCCTGGTCTCCTTAAGCCAGCCATGCTGTTTCAGAATGTTTGCGCATTCGTGGTCAATGTCTAGGGAGGCAGGCGTAGGGGGGGGGCTTAAGGAAGACGGGTAACTGGTTGGCGCGGTTCAGGGCTGTAAAAAAATCGCGTTGCTTAGTCTAACCCCCCCCAGTGTATACCAGGATCCTATACATGTACGGCTACATCAACAACAACCGTCCGACCGCGGCGCTAACGGTGGGCCTCCTAGTTGCCGCCGTTGTCCACATGAGCCTTCGCAAATCGAACAAGCAAAGGCAGGCGGTGGGCATGGCGCCCTACCACCCCGCGTACCTCCGCATCATCATCGCCACAAGCGCTGTGGCCTACGGGCTCCTGTACTTGTGGAGCCAGCCGGCGACGGCGGCGTGCGGCCGCGGCCTGCAGCACGGGGGCGGCAGAACAGAAATGCCGGACCTCATCCCCATCGAAGAGCTGATGGGCCACATTGACATGGGCGACCCCACATTCTAGGTACCCCCACTAATTGAGCTTGACCGTAACCCTATGCGAACCAGCGGTTTGACCTCTTGCTCTTGCCAAGCCTTGCAAGCAGTTTGCATGACGCTTGCATGTCCGATCCAGCGAGGGACCCCGATGCAATGGAATCAAGCAGACGCGTGCGATACTCAAACTCAACGGCATGCGCCACCTCGGGGTCCCCATCCCAGAGCCTTCACGAATGTTGTGACGTTCTCCAGCGAAATACGCCAGCTTCTAAACAGCGTCAGTGTTCAGAAAAAGTGAATGTCAAACAAACAGGACGGCATGTCTCAATCCAAATAAATTTGGTCCGATCAGGTTTGCAGACGAAAACATACGTCATATGTCATGTGGACGACCTGGGACATCGACTTGCCGGTGCTATCCCCCAGGGGGCTCGGGCCGCTGCTGGGCTATGGCCCCGGGCGCTGGGCTATGGACGTGAGCATGTCGAGGTCACTGAACCCACTGAGGATGTTCAAGCGCACGCTGACCGGTATACACATCATGGCTGTGACCGATGCAGATGCAGGGTTCTACATGTCCAACGCCACCATCAGCGTACGGATTGAGTTCCGCCGTGGTCACCTGTCGGAGCTGTGCTTCCAGTTCAGGGGTGAGCATGAAAGCACCATGGCCATCATGGGACTTGAACGAGGACGGTGGCATGTTATGTGTGATTTCAATTCAACCGGTGTCGACATCACGGCGGGCATGATGCGTCTGGTCCACGACTGTGTCGACCCTTCCGGCCGGCTCGGCCGGGCTGTCTGCACGTACATGTCAGCCAAGGACGTGGCCCTGATGTCGTCAGCATACGTCGCTCTCGATAAGACGCTTGAGTCAGCGGGTGTCGACGTTCCAGCATGTTCCAGTGGGTGTTCAGCTGCAAGGCGGTGCCTGACGGAGTGGCGGGCTGTGTGCACCAGGAGAGCACAGCGCGTTCGCATGTGGGTGCCAAGGCTCGTACACATCATACGCCCGTTGACGGTGACTGACGAGCATGGTTCTTCACTTTGACCGGGAATGGCCGGGAATAAGCTGCATAATCATTTTTGGTCTGTGGGGTCCCCGGTCTGTGCCTTGTCAATGACCAGCTGGGCACCTCTGTCGGTGAGGCAAAGGAATCCACGTGGGTCTAGTTTTGACATGGCTCCATGGCGAAGTCTGTATATCTTCCCTACCTTTACAAGAAGAAAGCGAACATACATCGGATTTTCTAAAACATACGTTCCGGATTTCCGAGTTTCATTTTGTCTCATTCGTCTCATTCGCCAGACGGACAACTGTGAAGACTGCTGACCAACAAGCACCCACAGTAATAGGGTCGTCGTTTGTTATTCCACACGTCCTGATCCAGGCATAAATAGTGAGGGTTGCCAACCAGACGTATCAGACCGACAAAATTCTTGTCCTTGGAACATGTCATCTGCCCAAGCCGAGTTCTCGGAGAGGGCCTTGGCGGCCCAGGTCCAGGTCCAGGTCCAATCCGTGGTGGATTGTTGCTTGAGCTCGGATCTGATGACATCCGTCTACCTTTTGTTCGACGACGGAGAGCTGGTGTGGACCAAGGCGGGCGAGGGCGTCTTCATGCGGAGGACGCTGCACGTCGTCATGGGGGGCGACGCTCTCGGTCGGCAGGCTTGCCGCATCTCCGCCGACCTCGCACCGACGTTCCCGTACGAGTTGAACGGGCACCGCTACATGGTGCTGCCAGACAGCGGCGAGGCCGGCAGGGCCGCCGCGGTGCAGCTGAGGTCAGAGCTCATGCGGCTCATCACGAGCACGAGCGCGAGAACAGAGCGGCCAGCGGACCACGCTCCCGAGGCCATCCACCGTGCATTTGACATGCTCGAAGAGTATCAGGGGGAGTTGAGCGGGTCTTACCCGTGGGTCGTGTCAAACTACAGGGCCATGATGTGCCAGCTCATCGCATCGTTCATGGACAGCGCGACACGCGAAGGGGTGCAGCGTGCCTTCGAGAAACTACGAGAAAAACTGACAGATGCGCGCCTCCGCGCGGACCATTTGCGGGTACTGTGCTTGGAGGACCTCGAAATGTCTCTCGCATCATAAAAGACGCAACATTAAAGATGAAGTCGATCGTCGTGCTCCTGCTCTTTGTCGGCATGGCGTTGGTCATCCACGGCATCTACGAGGAAAAGTTCAAACAACAGGAGAAGAATGTCCGCGTGGAGTACCGCTTCGTGCCAAGGACGTTCTACGACGAGCAGATGGCCCAGACTGACCTCGTCGGGAAGTTCAAGGGCATGTTTGACAAGGACTCTCCGTGGTACGACCAGAACCAGCGGCCTTGATTGTGGATGCGAAAAATTGGGTGGCCCCAGCGTGGTCAGTTGCCACACCACCACCGCCGTCTACCCCACACCGCCTACATGGACGCACGGCTGCTGCTAGATTTTGTCGCCGATTACGAGAACGCCAAGAGGACCCTGGCTAGTTGCTCGCTGGGTGAAGCCGTCAGGGCGCTGTCAAGCTTCAAGGCGCTGCGCTTCACGGCGTGTAAGAACGGCACCAAGGTTGGCCGGAAGTGGACGTATACAACTCCGTGTGGAGCAGAGTTTGACCTGCTTGGGAACCTTGTCAAGTGGGCACGCAAACAGGCATCGCGCTCCGGGGAAGGGACCCACGGATGCCAGCTGGACGTCCTTGCGGCTGCCGCGGCGGCAGTGGAAGATTTCGACTCGCACGTCGACGTCGACGGCGCCCAATCCAAGCGACCCAAAAAGGCCAAGTACTATTACCTGAACAGCGCCGATGGGCAGCGGTCACAAGACGATCGGGCAGTTGACCCTGCACCGATGCCTGCGAGCCATGCAGAAGTTCTCGTCGGTTCAGTTGCTCTCCCTGTTGTATATGGCATGGCAGGGTGTGGGAGGGTGGGGTCCAGGGTGCAGGTAGTCAAGGGACACCTGCAAACCGTCCACGCGCACGTTGCCAAGACGGTAGGTGCCGCAAGATGCCTGGAGGCAAACGTGAATGCCATGGTCGTATGCTCAGGGCATGGCGCGTCGTCGGACGAGAATGACCTCCACCGCACCATCGTTGCCCTCTCCGTGGCACGGCTCCTCACGGACTACTCGCAACTGTCGTCGGCAAGTCGACAAGTCGAGACCGCATTGTCTCTCTTTGAGGGTCCGGGTGGTAAAGTTCATGCCCGGATCCGTGCAGTATGCGAGATGCTGTCGCACATCACACTCGTCACCGACTTCACAGAGCAGCACTTGCTCGACATTGCCATTGTTGTTGCCGAGCTGGACGGCATAGCTGATGACATCAAGCGCGTCATCTCATCTGTTTAGGGTTGCCAACTTGGCGTATTGGTCCGCAAAAGCATACAAGGACAATAGCTCAGAATGAGCTGTCTTGTGGTTTTGCCGGTCTGGCCCCCCGTAATGGCCATGGGCTGGCCATCGTCAGAGTACACGTAAGGATAGCCACTATGCGAAGCGCCAAAGTATACGGGGGAGCCGGGGGTGGGCGCCCTGCACTGCGCGCCGCAGACGTGGCACCGCGCATCAAACTTTGCCGGGATTGTGTCGAGGCACATAGTGCCACCCTCGGTGAGCCGCATGTAGAACCTGCACTCTGCCGGCGAGATGCCCAACAGCTCCAGGTACTTCCGCGTGCATAGGCCCACGGAGTAGACACGTGCGTCTCTGCTCCTGCCCAGGTGGGCCCGCTTGAACATGTTCCACGAAGCGCTGGGCAGCTCGAAGAAGGACCTCCATGTGTCCAGGTCACGAGTGGCCATGTAGGTCAGTTCAAACTCCGTAGGCGCTGAACTCCGGCCGAGTGGTTGACGTCGGCATTTGATCAACTGGCCTGGTAGAACCCTGTCACAAGATGGTAGACGTCACAACGTGCTATCCTGAAGAAAACCTAGCCATCCTGCTTCAGCGAGCCGAGCGCGTCGGCGAGGTCGGCGCAGCCCACCCTTGCCGCTAGCGCCGCCGCCCGGGCAAGGTCGTCGGGCTCGAATGCAAATTCAAGGGGGTGCTGCTCGACGATCGCCTCCAGCACGACACGACACATCTCGACCACGGCCGCGTCTGTCATGACCGCACCCATGCTGCTGACCGCACCTTCGAGGGCGTCGAACACTTCGATGGTGATGAATCCAGCCATGCCGAACAGGTACTTGAATACCTTGACACCCCCCGCCGTCAAGTTCGCGATCGCGGTCGCCTCGAGTGACCTGACGTCTCTGTACGTGCAGCGCACGTAGCTGAATAGGCAACGGAATGGAGGCATGTCGTGATGGCTCGACGCTGCGCGGTGGAGGTCAGCGAGGGTGGGCTGCGCGTCAAACTCCGTCACCAATAGCCGGCAGACACTGTAAGGGTGCCTCCCCACGCCGGTCGCTGCGCGCGAGAGGAACCCTGCGACGTGCACTCGGAGCTCGCCGTCGCCATGCACGTGCCTAGAGAGCTCGCGCAGCAAGAAGCGGATGGCACCGACACTCCCCCCGACGGCGCTAAGATGTCATGCCCCGACTGCAAGGTGCTGACTGCTCACCCAGATGTGATGTACTACTCAGACCACCATCATTGTATGTGTTTGCTGCGGGGATAGAATCTGGCCATGCTTCAGATGCCACAGCAGCCCAGGCCTTGCCGCATTCTATGCACAAAACAAAAATTTTTAGTGCCTTACTTAGGTGGCAGGTAGTTGGTGCTGGCGCTCGTCGGTCTGGCCCTGCCGTTCGTCCTTGTAAGAGCGCTTTCCCCGGAAAAAAAAAAAAAAAAAAAAATATACAGCCGTATGATAATGAGTACCGATCACCTGGGCACCTTGGCCACCATGGCCACCATAACAGCGTCCATCAACCTTTTTAGGGTAGCGGCGCAGCACTCTCCCAGGCCGACGACAACACGTTTGGCATGGGCGGTGTGGGGTGCCGCGTTCATCGTGAACTCGTGTCGGCCGTAGGCGGCGCTGAACCTGAACCCCAGAGGCATGACGTACGCACCTCTGTCACAGGCTCGGGATGAAGTCCCAGCCCAGCTCCTCGCATATCTTTTGCCAGATCATATCCTGCTGGTGCAGTTTTTCCCTCGACTTCAGGAGCGGGAACGACTCCAGGTACTGGTCCTTCTCGAGCAGTTGCATCATCTTGTGCAAGCAGAAGCTGTAAGACAGGAAGTTCTTCCGTTGGATGGGGGAGAACTTTAAAAACGGCACCTGGATCTGGCAGAACATGTGGCGCAGCCGGTCCTCCAGCTCGGGCGGGAAGTGCGGGCTGGGCATGCCGTTCAGGCGGTTGATGATGTGCGGCACGTGCTCGTAGTACTTGTTGATGCGGAGCTTTTTCAGGATCTCCTTGACCTTCTTGCGCGTCAGCTCCGCCATGTTGGTAAGCTTCTGCTTCTTGATCTCGAGTAATATGTTGTCGTAGACCTCGTCAGGGATGTCGGTCGTCTCTTTGCCCTGGACCTGGTTGAGCCACTCGTTGAAGTGGTTGATGCGCTTGTACGCAAAGTACGCAATCTCCTTGGGCGGGTCCTTGTACGAGGGCTTGTCGTGGTCGACCAGGATGTACTCGACGGTGAAGCAAGAGTTGCAGAACACGTAGCCGTCTTGGAGCATGACCGTCCGCTCCCTTCGGTTGCAGTGCGGGCACGCTTCCGACGCGAACGAGTTGGTCCCGGTGTCGTCGCACTTGGTCCCAGTCAGTCCATCAACCTTTGTCGCCGCTTGGTCGCGCGCGCATGCCACCCCCGTGCTCTGCGGCTGGGTCAGCCGCGAGGTGGGGCATTCTGTCTCCACCGAGTACAGGTACCGCTCTAGCAGTGTGGCTCTGTCGTCCTGGTGACTCTCTGCAGCATCACAATCGCGTTGGTGTCGTTGCTGTGTGTGTTTTCCGTGCTGCAACTGTTGCTGTCGCTCTTGCTCTTGCTCTTGCTCTTGCTCTTGCTCTTGCTCTTGCTCTTGCTCTTGCTCTTGCTCTTGCTCTTGCTCTTGCTCTTGCTCTTGCTCTTGCTCTTGCTCTTGCTGCTGCTCTTGCTGTTGCTCAACTCCCGGTTGCTCTGCATCGTCTTGCGCATTCTCAAGCGGATCCTGGATCCGGCTCGTTGGCTGTTTCGGTGCCTGGCTGGTAAAGTACATCAGGATCGAGCGAGTGCTGTGCGGTTGCTTCGACTTGGCCGAGGAGCCCACTGGCGCTTGAGCGCTCCCACCATTCTCAATGATGTCGTAGTACTTGAACAGGATCCCGGCCGTACGCATGTAGTAGGCAACCTCGTCGCTCTCAGACTCCAGGTCGTGGACCTTTCTTAGCAGCTGCTCGCGCAGGTCAAACGCATCCATCAGGCTCTCGAACTCTCGGTCACTCAGCGAGCCGCGCCCCTTGCCCTCCAGCACGCGAATGTCATCATTGCAGCTCGACAATGCCTCCCGCGTAGACTCCAGCTCGCTGCGCTTGCAACTGAGCTTTGACAGGACCGTCAAGTGTTCCAGGTCAAGCGTCCTGTGCACGCGTGCGGCAGCGGCAATTTTTGTCAGGTGCGGTGGCATGTATGGAATCATTCATGCATATAAGGTTTGCAAAACACTTAAGTGATTCATCAAAAGAAGTTGTCCTCTGATTGCTGCTTTTTTGCTTGCGCAACCTTGTGTTTCAGCTTTGTTACAGTGGCGTGGTGCGATGCTCGCCCTTGCGGTGCGTTTGTTGCGCTTTGTTGCGTTTTGTCACGAGGCGCCAAGCGTCGTGTGCTAGTCATGCCTCCTTCGGCTGACTTGTTGTGGTGACTGCGTATTGTGACCACACGGATCTTCTCGTCGTCCGGAGCCACTTCATTTGTCTGCCTTGGTTGCATGCCGTCAAGAACAACGTGGATGGGATTGTGCAACGTGTCCTCTTCTGATGCAACATCCTTGTTTTCAAGCTCGTTGTCATGTCCGTGGTCATGTCCGCGGTCATGTCCGTGATCGTGTGACGTTGACGTTGACGTTGTCATGTCCGTGACGTTGTCATGTCCGTGATCGTGATCGTGATCGTGATCGTGATCGTGATCGTGATCGTGATCGTGATCGTGATCGTGATCGTGATCGTGATCGTGATCGTGATCGTGATATCGGTGGTCATGTCCGACGTCATGTCCGACATGGTCATGCCCGTGGTCACGCGTGTGTCTGTGTCCATTCTCGTGCGCGGGCCTATGTTCATGTGCCAGGCCTGAGTCAGATGCTTCGTCATGTGCCAACGCGAATGATGGACACTCTTCTGCCGCTGCTGCATCTGCTGCATGTACAACATCTACTGCTGTATCAGCACTTGTTTCTGCTGCATCTTCTCCGGACCCTGACTCATCTGACCCAGATACGGACTCTGACCCGGATACGGACTCTGACCCGGATACGGACTCTGACCCGGATACGGACTCTGACCCAGATTCGGACTCTGACCCGGATACGGACTCTGACCCGGATACGGACTCTGACCCGGATACGGACTCTGACCCAGATTCGGACTCTGACCCGGATACGGACTCTGACCCGGATACGGACTCTGACCCAGACTCCTCTGACCCCGTCTTTGAATCCGAGTCGGTATCAGTTACTTTGCTGGATTTACAGTCATGTGCAAGTCTCTCCGAACTGCTGCTTCCATCACTAGAGCACGAGCTCGAGCTCGAGCTTGTATGACACTCCCCCTCAGTTAGCCTCGCTATGAGGTTGTGGGCTTGTAACCGCGCGACCTTTTGGACGAACGCCATGTTTTTCTTCAGAGCCTTGGCGCAGACGCCATCCTCGAAGAACACGTGCGGTTGCTTGTACAAGGCCCTAGCCGCGGCAACAGCACACCTGTGCACCAAGCAGCAAGGATCCAACAACAGTGAGGATACCCTCTTTCCGGTGCGCTGCATGATGTACCTGAGCTTTGTTGCGACCTCGAGGAGGTGGTCCTTGTCGTCCCACGAGGCGAACATGTCTTGGACGCTCCCAGGTCGGAGATTAGCTATCGATGCGATCTTTTCTTGAAAGTTCCGCAGGAGCAAGGGGGTCAGCCCCCTACCGCGCACCTCCGCGTACATGACGTGCAGCAAGTGCGCAGCACCGTCAGCGCATAGGTACGTCAGTGCCAATCGTTGTTCTCGGAAAGCAGACGTGAACTGGATTCTGTCACCCATACTCTCGTTCCATGAAATCAGGCGCCTGAAAATATCAGCGCCATTGACCGCGTCAAGACGGTCCGGGTTCAGCTCAAGGTACCCCGACCTTGATGTCATCCATGCCGAGGTGGACGGCCTTGCCGTCTGGAAGGTGACGGACGACGACAAAGGGCAGCAGGCGCGAGTTCAGCTCACGCTCCGCGACCTCGCATGCATCAAAGGGCTCGCCTGGGTCAATGTCGACGAAAGGCTGCGCCCCGCGAGCGAGCTGCTCGGCCCGGATTCCGATGATCTTTGTTCGCTCGTACTTTGTCAGCGGCTGGTGGGTCGTTTCCGGGTCTCTTGGCTTCCTATCCACCGGAGCCTCTCGGCCTCCTTCACCCTCGACCGCTACATTATCCACTTTCTCGACCACGGGCTGTTTCTTGGGCGCCATCCACGCCACGTCTCCTTTTACACGTCCAAGACAAATGATTTGAACGGCCTTTAAGCCACGATTGCTGCCTGTGGATTATTGGTCCGCAAAAGCATACAAGGACAAGAGCTCAGAATGAGCTGTCTTTATGTGATTTTGCCGGTCTGACACGCTGATCTAATAGACCATGCCGATTCTCAGTGGTCGACGTCAATGCTAATAAGGTCCATCGTCGACAGGGTGGCAACCTGTTCACGCCAGGCACAGTGTCCACGACTGGGAAACTTTACGCAGCTTGCTCGCTGTCAGCGACTTGGCCTTGTGCACCTTTTGCAGGCTCCCTAGCGCGTTGTGGACGTTCAAGACGACGATGGCACGCAGCTGTTGGACAGCACTCTCCGACAGCTTGATCGTGCAGGAGCGCCGCGACTTGTACTCCTTGACCAGCGCGGCCAGGGCGTCCTCCGTCAGCCAACACTTGAACGCGGAGCCGCCGCTCTGGTGCGGGAAGGTCGCGCGGAGGGCGTCTCGAGCGAGGCTGTCCCCCTCGCCGAACCAGGACGACGCGCCGCCGGACTGGCCCGGGAAGGTGGAGTGCAGCGCGCCTCGGATCATGCCCGGCTCGGGCTGCAGTGCGCTGGGCGCTGCGTCCAGGTAGCCACGTGTCGGCGCGTCCTGGGCGGCGTCGAAGAACGCCGCCGCCATGACGGTCCCTGCGTGCCCGCCGCGCTGCAGCTGCGACCGCCCTGGCCCGGAGGCGACGGGGCTCGTGAGCATGGCCCTGAGCCTAGCCAGAGACTCAAAATCCTTGGCCTGCAGCGTGGCGCCCTTGGCGACAACGCGCACCGCGTCGAGGGCAGCGCGGAGCACGTGGAAGATGAACGTGTTGAACAACGTGGTCACCTCGGGGTTGGGGGCGCGCTGCTGGCCCAGGCCGTGCGAGGACGCAAGCTTGAGTATGACGTCGGGCCCGACAAAGTTCATGCCTCTCACGTTCAGATGGTTGCGTTAATCTTATGCACCATAAAAAATGACGCAGGCAGGCCAAGGCCGAGTTCCCCTTCCCCCGGGGGGTCCCCCGCCCGCCCCCTTCCACACCGATTCTGCGCGCGCCGGCACGATCGCATCCGAGTGCACCGGCAGGAAGCTGCAGTCGAGCGGCGTGTCCGACCTCTACTTCAGCCAGCAGAACGTCGACGCGGTCCAAGGCGCCATCAGATACCGCGTGTTTGTCGCGTCGGGGTCAAAGCACGTCATCGACCGGCAGTCAGACGTTGAGCTCGGCATCATCATGCGATCGGTATTCCTGCAGGAGAGCCGGAACATGGAGACGGATATAGCGGAGCAGGTCAAGGTCCTGAACACGCACGTCATTGACTACTGCGTGCCTAGGATCTTGCAGGAGATCCAGGGGTACCTTCAGCACCGCCGCGACATATCGACCCTGCCCGTGCCCATGGAGCGCGGGTCCATCGCCACCACCAAGGGCGACAAGACCCTCGTGATGTACCCCGGCTTCTGATTCTCTCTGTGCTTCGAGTTCGAAATTCATGAGTCATGCCTGTCGGGTTTCTTCAAACCAGGAAGTTGGCGTCGCCGGGGGGGGGGTTGCGGCAAGCCCCCGGTGGATCTTGAAAAATTATGTCCGCAGATGTCAAAACCAATCATACGTGATGCTCAGCAGCCTGTTTAGCATGAACCCCCAAGGTTCCACTACGCAAGCAAATGGCACAAAGCCCGTGAACGCAAACATCGCAGGTAGCGCAGGTAACGCTGGTAACCAGACAGGCAATGCAAGAAATTCAAACGGCAACGCTGGCAACAGCAGGCCAGGAGGTTGCCCCCCGTGCGTTTGCCCCGGCATCGGCGTCAACGCGGTGTCGCCACCACTGTCCAAGAACGCCGCGAACGCCGTGAACTCCGCGAACTCCGCAAACTCCCCCCAGAACAGCAGACAGGCTCAAGCCAGCCCAGGCCAGGCTCAAGCCAGCCCAGGCCAGGCCAAGGCAAACGCTGGCCAGGTCAACGCTGGCCAGGTCAACTCTGGCCAGGTCAACTCTGGCCAGGTCAACTCTGGTAAGGCCAACGCTGGGCAGAAGACCAAAGAGCAAGCCGGTGGTTGCTGCAAGCCCAAGAAGGCGTCTGCCAAGAAAAAAGTCACCAAGAGGCCGAAGAAGACGTCACCGGCCAAGAAGAAGAAGACGCCGCCCAAGCGAAGGTAGAGCGGTCACCGGTCTGATTTTTTGTATCCGTTCGTTTAGTAAGTAGTCGGACGCCGAGTTGCGCCGGACACCATGTACGCCCATCGGACCCTGCCCGCGCAGGGTGGCAAGTGGAAGGCCTACGCATCGGTGTTCGTGGCGCTGGCTTTCGTGGTCGTGGCCTACTTGCTGTGGGGGTACCTCAGCAAGCGCCAGGAGAACTTCGAGGTCCAACAGGACGCCGCTGCGCGCGAAGAAGAGGCAGTCTCGGATGATGTGCTGGGCGATGCAAACACGATTGTCGAGCGCGCGTTCAAGACCATCTTGCGCAGACGCCCTTCCGTGGAGGAGCTGACAAAGTACGCAGCCCTCGGCAGCGAGGACAGCATCATTGCCGCCCTCGTGAACGACTTCAAGGTCGATGACGAGGACGAGCTATGCGCAGATGGGTGGGGGGACAATGCGATCGGGCCCCAGCCGTACACGCCTGTGGACTATCACGGCTGCGGGGAGGACGACGAATACGCCGATGATGGCGACGACGGGGACACGAGGGACGCGCAGGACAAGAGGGTGTCGTTGCAGGTGTCCGTGGACGCGTCGCTCGACAAGCTGAATGACAACATCAAGAGCACCTTTGACGGCATCAGCCAGGGCATCAAGGATGTCGACAGCAACATCAAAGGCGTCGGCACCAGCATCAAAGATGCCGGGACGGCCGTCAGCGGCAGCGTCAAAGGCGTCAGCGGCAGCATCAAGGACAGCGTGCCGGAGCTGAACGTCAAATCGTCCACAGACATCAAGCTCCCCAGCATCCCGGTGGACCTCAAGGGCAAGCTGATGGGCGGCCAGGTGTGCTTGGACCGGAAGGACGTCATCGACCGCCTCACGTCCATTTGCGACCAAGTGGAGCAGTTCAAGCAGTTTGTGAGCATGCTCAGCAACTAAACCTGAGCCGCGTCGTCAGCCTTATTGAACCCGGCGTTGACCTGCGCGCAAGAAACGTAGCCCAGTTGGCAACCCTAGTAATGTGGCTTCATTGCTCAGTCAATGTATGTGGCATGGCATGGCATGGCATGGCATGGCATGGCATGGCAGGAATAGGCACATGGCAAGTCACTAGGGTTGCCAACTTGGCGCATCAGACCGGCAAAAGCATATAAGGACAGCTCGTACCGAGCTCTTGTCCTTATGCCCTTTTGCGGACCAATACGCTCAGTTGGCAACCCTGCAAGTCACCTAACGAGCAGCTCTATGCCGTGGCAGGTCTGCGCATACCCCTCGATGTTCACCTTGCCGCTGTGGACCAGGTCGTGGCAGCCGTGGCAGACGGGCACCAGGTTGAACGCGCGGTTTTTGTGGAAGGCGCCGATGAACCCGCGGTCGTCCGCCTCGGCCTGCTGCCGTATGTGGTGCGTCTCCTCGGCCGCCTTGGCCCCGCACAGACCGCACACGTCTACGTAGACGTGCGCGTTGTAGCGGGATTTCTTTGGGCGCATGATCGCGTCGGGCACCTGCGTGACCTCGCGCCGCAGTGCGTCCGCGGCCGCCATGAAGGCCGGGTCCATGTCCAGGCCCTTGAGGACCTCCAGGCCGTAGATGCCCAGCCCCTGGCCGGGCCTCATCTTCCTGTCAAAGACGATGCGCCCGGTGGCCTCGACAAACGTCACGGACAGGTGGAACACCCGCAGGCCCGGGTCGCGCTCAAGCAGTGCCCTGACCGCGCTCGTCTGGGTCAGCTCGTGCAGGTGCGTGGCAAAGACAAACGCAGACGAACGCTTGACGAGCAGGTCCAGGCTGGCGCCCACGATCGACAGCGCCGACGCCGACTCCGTGCCGGCGCACAGCTCGTCACCAATGACCAGGGACCAGGGGTCGGCCTGGCGCAGGATGTTGCGCAGCTCCAGCATCTCGCACATGAACGTGCTGTGGCCCTTTTGCATGTCATCGTGCAGGCCGATGCGCGTCAGGACCTTGGTGAAGGGGGCGAGCTCGAAGGCCTCGCAGGGCACGAACATGCCGGCCTGCGCCATGAGCACGCAGATGCCCGCCGCCTTCATGGCGCTGGACTTGCCCACAGCGTTGACCCCGTACAGGAGCATGCCCGCCGTGCCGTCGCACCCCAGCGCCACGTCGTTGGGCACGTACGGAGTGTCCTGCCGGATGGACTCGATGATGGGGTGGCGCATGCCGGTGGCTCGCAAGAACGCGCGCTCGCTGCCGCGGCGCACGGAGGGCCGCGAGTGCCGCATGTCGAGCGCGTTCACGGCGCACGTGCACGTGACGTCCAGGTCGGCCACCGCGGCCGACACGAGTCCCAAGTCCCCGACGTGCGCCTCGGCAAGCTCGTACAGGAAGGACGCGAACCGCTCCTTGAGCAGGGCCACGAACGAGCTCCTCAGGCCCAGCAGCCTGTCGTTGAGCGCGTCAAAGGTCACATGCTGCAGCCGGCCCGGCGAGGACGCGCCGCGCCCGCTGACGTGCTTGACGTCCGTCAGCTTGACCGCCTGCTTCGTGCCTTGGACGCTCACTGTCAACATTGCGCCGGGGTGCATGTTGGCCAGACCCTGGAAGCGGCGGGCGGTCACCACGAGCTGCGCGCCGTCCACGTCGCTCCAGTCGACGCGCACGTGCTCAGCGCTCGACATGCGGTTCAGCTGCGACTGCACGTGGAGGAGCTGGGCGTACGTGGCCGACAGCTCCGAGTGCATGTCGTCCAGGTCGGGGTGCTGCCCCTGCACGAAGAACATCTCCATGCAGCCGAGGTCGTCCCACGAAAAGCGGTCGGCAAGCGAGAGGTCGACCCGCGATGCGATCGTGGCACGGACCGCCTCGCCCGCGAGCGCGGCGGAGGCATGCTGCCCGTCCAGGGCGGTGCTGCGCAGCGCCGAGCACGCCGCCTCTATGGACGCGACGAGGAGAGGCAGCTCGCAGGGCGCCGTGCGGCCCAGCACGACCCTCCGGAACGCGCGCTCGAGGTCCCCGACGGGCTGCATGAGCTTGCGCGCCTCGGCCGCCGGCCTCGCCTGCTCGATCAGCATGCGGTCCACCTTGTCGTAGGCCGCGGAGAGGGCGTCGGGGTCGGACATGGGCCGCAGCAGGCGGTCCCTGAACGCCCGCTTGCCCATCGGCGTCGCGCACCGGTTCAGGAGCCGCAGCAGGGTCGTCGTGCCTGCCGGGCCGACCACGTCGAGCTGCCGGAGCGCGTTGTGGCACATGGCCAGCCCCCCCCCGCCGCCCAGGCCGTCCCCCATGACCGCCGGGCGGGAGACGAAGGACACGATCTTTTCGTTGTGGTCGTAGGCAAACTGAAGCGCGGCAACGAACGCGGCCAGGGCGTGCGGCTTGCACTCGAGGTCCACGTACTCTGCTGGAGACAGGAAGCCGGTTCTCTTGAAGACCTTCTTCAGCAGCGCGCTCTGGAAGGCGACCTGCGTGCACCTGCGCCAGTCCTGGGACCCCGTGCGGTTGTGCACGTGGCGCCCCGACAGGCCGACGTGCGCGGCAAAGGCCTCGTAGTCGGGCATGGCCGGGCCGATCACCAGGACCTCGCGCGGGTCCGCGATCGAGACCTGCGCGTGCAGCTCGTCCCACGCAAGCCGCGCGTCCGCGGCCCGCTCGCACGCGCGCATCGCTTCGCCCGCTCGAGACCGGCCGGTGGACAGGTCCACGACGGCCCAGCCCGCGGCCGCGAAGTTAGAGCTTGCCTCGATCAAGACGACCATCAGGTTCTCCGCGTCGCTCTCCTTGACCGCGGGAGTCACAATGCTGCTGGCCGCCTGCGTCGTGCGGCTGATGACCTCGGTCACCGCGCGGGTGACCTGCCCGGGAGCGCCGCCCGGAACCTGAGACACCACGACGACAGTCCACCCGTCCTCCAGCAGCACAGGCACGTACTTGGCGAGCGCCACGTTCGGGATCCCGCTAAACGCGGGGTTCCCGCGGGAGACCTGCGGGTTGCTCTTGTTCTTGCGGGTCATCTGCAAGTTGAGCAGCTCACATAAACGCTTGACGTCCGCCCCCCCGCCGTCGCCGCCGTCGTATAGCTCGTAGAACTTCCCGATCTCCATGAGCACCACCGTGGACTCGCCGTACTGTGTCTTGTACGTGCGCGTGAGCTCACAGTATTCATCGTAAGTCCTCATGTCAAGAAACCCACGCTGTAAACCACACGGACCTGTAGGTGGATCACGTCCTTAAGCTGTTTTGAGCCTGACCAGGAGGGTAGCGAAATGTTAAATCAGACGGCCTATCCCGACTTCGTGGGGATTTCAGGATGGTGAATTGCGGATGATGAAAGTAGGGATGGCATTGGCAAATCCTTATACCATGCATGACCGTAATCCACCGCAACACTCACATCTACTCCATCCCGTGCCCGGACCAGTTGTAAAACCATGTGGCCCTTTGGTCGTATGGCCACATTATGTGAGCGGGGGTTGCCCCCCCCCACCCCCCCGGGTCAATGGTGGACAATGGTGGACAGAAGACTGAAAAGGGATAATTTTTGGTCCACTCTATTCGTTTTGAAACACACCACCATTCCACGACAAGGAAGGAACCAACAATGGCGCTGGCTCTCTTGGACGCGGACGCTCGCAAGATGCGGGTCGCGTTGCGTCCGCGACGATCGATTGTGACCATGCCGATTGCGCTGAAGGGCATACTGACGGTCGACAATATGCGGACCGTAGCGGCCAACGACACGGCCTTCGCCAATGCGACAACGACAGCGACGCTGGCGGCTCTGGATGAGCAAGGTACGTTTCCACAGCACTTGCCCATCAGCCACGTCGGCCATAACCACGGCGACACCGGTAATGACAACGAGGGTGACGACACCGACACCGAGGATGACGCCAAGTGCAAGGACCTGGTGCTGCACCGCAGCATCTTCTACTTCATGCGCTACGCCAAGAATGTGGTCAGCCAGCTGAGGGAGGTCCCAATGGGGGACGACGTGTTCCAGGCAGAGACCCACCTGTCCTCGCGTGCTGCCTTTGCGTCCTCGTGCGTCGTGACGGCCGGCCTGGCCATGCTGATCGCCAAGTGCGCCCAGCTGCTCCAGGAGGACATGAACCTCGTGACGCGGTACGTCATGGAGACGGCAGACGTCTGCGCCATGTGCGTGTCGTGCGGCCAGACCGGGGACCTGGTCGTGTGCGACGTGTGCTGCCGAGGGTTCCACAAGGACCCCCGCTGCCTTCCTGTGCCACCTCCCGAAGCAGGAGGCGGCGTGTACCACTGCGGCACACCCGGCTGCCGACAGCGCGTCTTGGACGGATACGTGCCGCCCACTGACAAGGAGTACGAGGCGTTTGTGGAGAAGTACAGGCCCGTCCTGGACGTCTATGCTCTCATTGAGCACATGCCCTCTATCAGCAACCCCATGCTGCGGAGTCACGCAATTGAGACCCTCGACAAGTTCATCAACGGCATCACCGACATCGGCACCAAGGTGGACCTGGAGTTCCGGAAGAAGGGCGACCTGACCAAGGCCGAGCTCGAGGTGAACGGCGGCTGCGGCCAGGACCTTGACGACGAAGAGATTGCACGTGAAGACGACGAGGAGGGCCTCCACGAGAACTCGTACGAGGTCGAGCTGCCAGCTGATGTCGAAGCAGGTCAGACGTCAGAGTACCTGGGCAACCGGGCTACCCTCGAGGCACTTGTGGATGCCATTGGCAACATCAAGCGCATGGCAGAAACTATGCCCTGCGCACGGAAGGTCCGCAAGATGATGCGAGATAAGATCATGACCAACACGGCGGCCAGGCTGAGCGATGGCGAGAAGGCTGCCTTCATCATGCTGGAACACGCCGACAACGTAGCCGCGCTGGAGACCTGGCTGTTCAAAGCCGGTCGAAACGATGAGTCGACCGGCCGGACGCAGCACCAGGCGATGACCAGGTTCTGGACACAGAGCCGGGAATCCTACCAGCTGCTCAAAGAGGAGTTTGCGGACGTATTGGCAGAGCGTGGCATCGCGAACATTGAGCGCGAGGTTCACGACGTGTTCTTCCTCGACAGCCGTTGAGGAACCAAGCAACTTGCCTATCCGACAGGAGTGGCATATATCTAGCAAGATACAGAGACACTTGGTTGACATTCACTTTTTTCCTGTGGAATCAGGAGGGAAGGAAAACAAAAGTTCCAGACGTCATGCCTCAGGGGGGGGCCTGCTGTCGGGTCTAAAGAAACCCATGAAGTTCGGTCAAGGCATGGCATCTTAGCGTCGCCGGGGGGGGGCAACCCCCGGTGGAAGCTACACATTGCACGGCAACGCAATTGTACGTAAAGGTCATGTTGCATCAGCAGGCTCATCACCGGGCGCATCAGCGTCGCGTGCAACCACCGTGGCATCCGGCACGACAGCCGGTGACTGCGCCGCCGCCGAGGCGAGGTCCGCTTTCCGCCTCTCCAGCCACGCCTCACGCTCGTCGTTGATGTGCTTGATCAGGTCGTCCTTTCGCTGCTCGTATATCTCGGCCTTGGCGTCCTGCGCGGCGTGGTAGTGCTTCATCAGGGTGTTCAGCTGCGTCTCCGTGTACTCGCAGCTCGACACGTCATCCGGGTTTGGGCTCCATGGGCACCAGCAGCCAACCTCGGCAACGTAAACGTGGAACTTGTCATCAAACTTCTTGATCGCTTTCGCCCGTGCCGTGGCGTCCTCCACGCTGTCGTACACGCCCCTGATCTTGAAGCCGCGGACGGACGTCCGGAACTTGTTGAGCTCCTTGAACTCGTCGTCCAGCTCGCCGCTGCGGATCGTCTTGAAGGTCGAGAACTCGTCCTGGAGCTCGTCCGGCTTCCACAGGTACGCGTACCTCTCCCGGACTGAGCGGAGGGTCTGCGCGAGGTCGGGGTCACCCGCAAACTTTGCACTGAGGTTGTCCATGGCTTCGCTCAGGTCCTTGCACAGGGACTCCATGAAGCGCGAGACGTAAAAGACGTTCTTGTTGGCGAGGACGTCTTCCGGCGAGACGAACGATATGCACGCATACTTTTGCCCGCGGATGTGAGGGTCCTGGTCCAGGTAGTCATGCTCCGCGACCGGCGTAACGTTCGCGTCGGCCATGTCTTACTAACGAGTCTGGGGGTTTTCCTGCGCTGAGACATGTATTGGCATGTAACCCTTAAGTCAACCGCATCGCAAAAAGACAAGTCATACCTCTTTGCGGACCAGTACGCCCAGTTGGCAACCCTATCCGTGAATCATGAAAGCCTGCGCCTCTTTGTGTTGCTGTTAGAGGCACTCGAGCTGCCCGAGCTGCCCGAGCTGCCCGAGCTGCCCGAGCTGCCCGAGATGCCCGAGATGCCCGAGATGCCCGAGCGGCCAGGGTATGCTGAGCAACACGAGCTGACCGAGAAAGTCGGGTACGCCGGGTTGATCATGTAGGCAGGGTATACTCCGTACCCGGGGAACCCCGGGTACACCGGGTACACCGGGTAGGCCGGGTCCCACGGGGAGCTCGGGTCCCACCGGGAGCTCGGGTCCATCATTGTGCTTGTGTAGGCTGAATACACCGCAAACTCTGAATCAGAGTCACATGGGTCCGAGCTGCTCGGCCTGCGGCTGCCAAGCATCGAGTCTACCAGGCGCCTGATGGAAGCCACATCGTTCAACATGTCAACCGCCATGTCCACGGCCTGCCGATGGCGGCTCTGGCGCAGCTGATCGTACACCTTGAAGAACTTAGCATCATCCCACTTGAACTCGTACTGTTGTTGTGGATTTTGCAGACTGAACCAAATCCGCACAGCAGAGTCAAACTCGCGAACGTTGCAGATACCGTCAACCCTGTCCGCATCGTCAGATGCCCGGTCTGCCTCAAGCATGCGGAGGCTACGGTATCGTATTGTGATGTGGAACTTGTTTGGGTCGTCCTTCATGAACGTGCCATGTGACATGCAGTTCGGAGAGTGGTGGATATGCCTGATAAGGATCGTATCTCGGTTTGTGTACTTGACCAAGTAGCTTGCCTTCACAGCGGGATCGTGCCTCATTTCCCAGACCCCCGTGTACTTGATGCGACGACCGCACTCCATCTGCATGGTTACGCCCCATGGGCGGGTCTTGTCCTGGATGTGCTGGCTCACAAGCTCGTACATGGCTCTGATGTGAGTATGACCTAGTTGACTTTGAGTTTGAGTAACTTAGACTTGGACTTAGACTTAGACTTAGACTTAGACTTAGACTTAGACTTGCAACAAGCTTGCTGGGCGTTTGTTGGAGCTCACAAGGACACGGACCATGCTGGCTCAGTTGCATCATACTCATCAAATATTCTCAAGAATGGGTTGCGCATACCGGCATGGTAAACCATCAACATGGTTGATGCATGACCCTGTTATGATCTAATCGAACATGCCAAGTCTCAGTGCTAATAAGGTCCATCGTCGACCGGGGGGGGGGCGAAACCCTCGGTTATACCAGCCAATCGACAATGTGGTTGACGCTTTGGAATTCGAAGTCCCTCATTTGTGACCAGGGTTCTACCAGGTCATTTGATCATATACATTATGCCGACATCAACTGAACTCCGGCCGAGTGGTTGACGTCGGCATATGACCAACTGACCTGGTAGAACCCTGTTTGTGACGTCCACCATATCATTTGATGGGTGGTAGAACCATGCGACATGCGACATGCGACATGCGACATGCAAAACCATCAACACGCTCTTTTACCGACATCCAGGCTACACCAACACCGTTGTCAACGCATAAACATAGAGTCAATCAGTCTATCAGTCTATCAGTCTATCAGTCTATCAATTCATTAGTCTATCAGTCTATCAATTCATTAGTCTATCAGTCTATCAGTCTATCAGTCTATCAGTCTATCAGTCTATCAGTCTATCAGTCTATCAGTCTATCAGTCTATCAGTCTATCAGTCTATCAGTCTATCAGTCTATCAGTCTATCAGTCTATCAGTCTAT